CTTCGGTTCCAACAATTTTTAGAATGGCACAATCATACGGAACATTATCAGGAGTAGGTGGAAATGTAGATATTAAAAAAGCTTATATAGACATAACTCCAGGTGTACAAAAATATGATTTAACAACTCTATCATATGATGCAGCTACATCACAATCATTAAGTTCATCCACACAAAGAGATGTTGTTAAAGTATTCTATGAAGCAGTACCAGCAATTACTCGTTTCTTTGACCCATATTCCGTAGGTGCACAAGGTACATTGAATTTAATGTCAGAATTAGGTTTTGGTCAATTTTCTCCTGCAGCACAATTCTTAATGATGCCTCTATATGAAGATGTATTGAGAATGCAACAAATTGAATTTAATGACCACATTCGTAAATCAGCATTTAGTTTTAATATTGTAAATAATAAATTAGAAATATTTCCTTTACCAACTGACGGAACTCGTGCAAGAATATATTATGAATATTTTGAAAGAGATGCTTTTGAAAATAATTCATCAATAGTACAAGATGGTGTTGTTGCCGATTATTCAAATATTAGATATGATTTTATCCCGTATATAAAAATAAATGAGGTGGGTAAACAATGGATTAGAAAATATACTCTTGCATTAGCAAAAGAATTATTAGGTGCAATTAGGGAGAAATATTCATCAGTTCCAATTCCAGATGGAGAAGTCACTTTGGATGGTGCTGCATTAAGAGCAGAGGCACAAGTTGAAAAAGATACATTAATAACACAATTAAGAGAAAATTTAGAAGAATTAGGTAGAAAAAATCAATTCGAAATAAGAAAAAATGAAGCAGACTACCATCAAGATATGTTAAGAAAAGTTCCATTAAAATTATATGTAGGATAATATGCCAAAATTTTTACAAACAAGAGACATTGAATTTTTTAAAAGCATTGCCAGAGAATTGGTAGATGATGTTGTAGAAAACATATGTGTTTTATTTAAAGTTAATATAAGTGAAACAAAAGTAAATTTATATGGAGAAGCTTTAAACAAAACATGGCATCCTGGAGTTGAGTTGAATGTATTAATAAATAAATCAGGACAAACCGCAGCATATGAGGGGTTTGGTGCCGATGTATTACAAAACATTGAATTTAAATTTGATAGATGGATGTTAGAGGAAAAGTTATCATATCCGGAAATAGGTGATGTTATTTATTTTGATAATTCTTATTATGAAATAGACAATACATCGGAAGTTCAATTTGTTGGTGGATTATCTGAAAATAATTTTAGTGTAGTATGTTCTACATTTATGGTAAGAAAATCTCAATTAAATATAGAAGAAAGAATAAAATAATATGTCTACAAATCCATTAAGAAATACGGCAAGAATTGCACAAACCAAATCCGAAAAAGGAGATGTAAAAGGTGGTGTAACTTTATTTGATATAGATTATGCAATCATGTCATATTTAGAAGATACAGTTTTACCAACATTAGATGATAATGGTAAAGCATTAAAAATTCCCGTAGTATATGGTAATTCGGAAAGATGGAATGGTGCAAGAAGAGATGGTATTTTTAGAGACAATAAAGGTAGAATACAATTACCTTTAATGATGATACGAAGAACTTCGATTGCAAAAGATGAATCGTTGCCTACACTAAAAACCCACTCATCATATACAACATTATCTAAATATTCAAAAGATAATCGTTATGATAGATTTAGTTTGTTATCAAATACAAAACCAAAACGTGAATTATATAATATATCGGTTCCCCAATATGTAGAAGTAAATTACGAATGCATGGGTTGGACTACATACATAGAACAATTAAATAGTATTATAGAACAACTTAGTTATTCAGCAACCTTTTGGGGAGACAAAGAAAAGTTTAAATTTAGAACAATCGTTTCTGAATATAATATTGTAAATGAAGTTGGTGAAGGAACTGAAAGAGTTAATAGAGTTGAATTTAATTTAAATGTTAGAGCATACTTACTTCCTGAACAAGTTGACGGACAATCTACTACTAAAAAAAGTTATAGTATGAATAAAGTAGTATTCTCAACGGAAGTGGATATGACAAGTGGTACTGGTAGATTAGAAGGATTATTAACAACACCATCACCATACTACGATAATAAAGATTTAATTGACTTTTTATCTTTAAATAATAGTAAAGTACAAAACCCAGTTTCAAATAATACTATTACCTTTACAGGAATAAAATTAATACAAGCACCTCCACAATTGGCATCAGTAATTACTGCAGGATTAACTTATGATGGAAACTCATATGATATTAAGTTGTATATAAATGGTGTTAGGTATTATCAAACAACACATTTTACAGCAGTAGTTTCTAGTAATTCGTTAGTTATTACTTTCCTATCTGCAAATTTAGGATTTAGTGTAACCAGTACCGATGAAATTACTATTACAGGTAAATTTATTGATATTGTATAATGAAAAGAAGTTTATTAGATATAACTCAAAAAATCAGTAGAAAACCTGGTAAAGTTGTTTTAACTACAAAAGATTTAACAAATTCCACTTATTGGATTTACGAAGCTACGGGTTGGAGATTTGTAGATATATTAAGAGAAATCCAATATAGAACTACACAAGATAGATTACAAGTTTACATCAATACACAGGCAATTAGTGCAAGAGATTATATAGTTGAAGAAGGTGGAAGTGGTTTATTGGTTAAATTTATAAAATCTAATTTTGAATTTAATTTGGATAATAATGATTATATTGAAATAAAAGGAGATATAGAACAATATGCTTAATAGATTTAATTCAAATAGTAGAAAACTTAATAGAGTTGTTCCAAAGGTTAATATTAATAATCTTACTAACAATGATTTGACTGGAAGTTTACAAAATATTGTAATTCCAACTAATACAAAATTCCAATCTAAAACAAAATCTAATCCAAATCCAATAAAAGTTGTAAATAACAAAACAACTATATCAGATTTTCATCAAGAAATATTAGAACATAGTGCAAGATATGTACAAAGAAATGTTGATGAATTTGACAACAATACAAATACATTAACGATATATAGTGCTAGTTTAGATTACGGAACAGAAGGAGCATCACCTAATAATTTTGAAGTATTAGTATTTGGTTTACATATTCCGGGAAACTATACAATAAAAGAAGTTGGAAATAATGTAGTAATAACTTTAAATGAACAATACATAGATTACGATAATGTGACTATAAATGATATTTATGTTATGGGTAAGTTAAAAGAATAAAAGATATTTATAGGATATGGCAAACTTAATAAGATTAAAACAAATAGAGAGTGGTTCTGCATTGAGTACGGCAGCATTGGTTGGACAAGATTTTAGTGCGTCGGTATTTGAAATTATAGATGGAGCAGGACTTATTTCGTCATCTGCACAAGTAAACCTAGTATCAGCATCTAATTATGCGGAATTTGTAGTTCAATTAGATGTAACAATGAGTAGTGATTTAGAAACAAGAGTTGTAAGTTCTTCACTAGCACAAACAATTGGAATACTTTCACAAACATATCTAACAACAGGTTCATTCAATTCTTACACATCATCATTAGGAAATATATTCGCAACCGATGCAGAGGTGTATCAAACGGCATCTGCTATTATTGACCAGGGAGAGTTTTAATAATAAAAACTCATATTTATAAACAATATTACGACAAAATAGATGGCTCAATTAATACAACACAAAAGAGGTAGGTTAGAAAGGTTATCCACAATTACAGGTTCTCTACAAAAAGGAGAAATATTAATTGTAACCGGTTCGTCAAATATTACATCTTCAAATGGTTCGGCTATTCTATTTGCAGCAACTGAAAGTGGTTCGGTTCAAGCTACCAATAGATTTATAATAGGTAGTTCGGCACCAAATGTTTTTTCATCATCTGTTTATGGTGGTTTAGTAAATGGAGTTCCTTATTACGATAGTGGTAGTGGAACTTTATATTTGTTAGGTAGTGATGGTAATACTGCAATCAACTTAACTGGTAACATTAGTACATTTAGTGCTTCAGTTGCAACATCATTTAGTGCAAGTAATGCAAGTTTAAATACTTTAAGTTCTTCAATTTCTCAATCCATCGTTGATATTGTAAGTGCATCATTGAGTAGTTCACTATCAGTTATAGCAACCGATTTTGAAATAGCAATAGTTAGTGCATCATTATCGGCATCACAAAATTTAATATCATCATCGATTAGTACATCAATTGCAGAAACTTTAAGTGGAAGTGCAGCATCGGTTACAAGTTTAAGCTCATCGGTTAGTGCAAGTTTAGCATCGGTAAATCAAAGTATTATATCATCTGGCATATTCAAAGTAACAGGTTCAGTTTTCGCAACAACTAACAATATAGAAATTACAGGTAGTTTAAATGTAAGCGGAACAATCAATCCAGATAATGTAACGGTTGGTATTCCAACTTCAAATGCATGGCAATCAAATTTAAATGGTTCTTATTTTAATAACTTTAGTTCAGAAACAAATGTATCTGAAATTTTAAGATTTGTTGCAGGTTTATTATCAGCATCAGCACCGGACGCATCACCAAATACAAGAACATTAAGTTCAGTAACGGCAACGGCACAAAACACAACAACGGGTACGGCATTAACAGGTAGAATTCCACAAACTTCTACCAATACAACAATTACATATTTGAATGGTAAGGGATTTGCAACTGCAGGTTCGACTATCTTTACAGGTATAGGCACAATTAATACAGCAAATTACGGATACAATTATACATCGGTAGCAGCTGGTACAACCACTGCAACCTCATCATTAGACTCACAATTATTTGGATTAGGTGTATTAAGTAGTGGAGTAGCTACAAACTTTAAAGTAAGTGGTTCATTTACTTTCCGTTTTATGGATAATAGTACCAAAACATCTACTGCAACCTCATCTTCAATTGTAAATATAACACAAACAGGAGCAGGTACAACGAGTGGTGTAACATTGGCATTAATTAATACTGTAAATCCTGCGGTTATTCCTCCGGGATATCAAGATGGAAAATTTGCATCTGCATTAGGTCAATTTCTTTATAGTGGTTCTGCAACGGCAGTAAGTGCAAGTGGATATTATCACATATCATCTTCTATTCAAATAGCAAGTGGTAGTAGTGGATATTCAACTGCAATAGCAGCAAATGGTTCGGAAGTATTTTGGGCACCATTAACTACAATTTCTACAAATGTTCCTGTTCAAACATCACTAACGGGTAGTACAACATTAGTTAATGTATCAGCAACATCTCGTTCATTGAGTGGAGCACCTTATTTATTAACTTCGACTTATACTATATCATCATCAGTAACAAACCTATTTAACCCACTATTCTATAATGGAACGGTTGGTTCAATTGCATTAAGTGGTACGGGTGTAGCAGCAACATCAGGTGTTAACTCGGTTGCAACATCGGGAGGAACAATATCAACCGCAAATGGTGTTTTTGATACTACAAACACAACAGTTAGAACAACTTCTACAATTCCATTTGAAACAGATGTAGTTAGATTAAACGGATTATATACATTTGGTGGTACGGCAAATATTACAAACATAGGTCAAACTTCATTTACTCCAACAACTTGGACTGCAACAGTCAACGGACAAAATTATAATAATGGTACTGCGGTTACAAAAGTAAATACATTTAATTATCATACTGCAGGAGATTTTGGACATCCCGTAGGTAGTGGTTCATTAGCATACTTTACAAGAACACAAGGAGGAGATGCATCGACTACATTAGTTGAATCGTTTAGTGGTGAAAGTTATAGAATTCAATTAGCAGATAATGTATTAGCATTCAACGGAACTGCATGGACAACTACATTTGGATTATATAACTTAGGAGCAACTGATTTACAAGTTAAACCTGGATATTTAGTAAAACCGGGTGGTACTTACGCATATTGGTTAGGAAACCCATCAACTGCAAGTGATTACAAATATTATATTCGTAAATTTAATTCAGGAGCAACATCAGCAAAATCATCTATGACATTAAATTTAGGAAAAACATTAGTAGCATGGGATGCAACAACTGATAACTCTGCAGCAGCAGTTATCCTATTTGAGTCATCTAATAATACAATTTATACACCAGCAAGAGTATATGACCCAACAAAAACTCTATCTAACTTTGTATCAACATTAACCGCAAACACAGATGGACAAAATCCTTTTGGTGTAAATATGGACTTATATGGTAATACAGGAGGTAGTATATCATCAACAACATATACAATTCCATTAAGAAGTGCAGATGGTATGAATGTAAACGCAACTTATGATGAAATTTATGTGATTGTAAGATATAAAGGAGACCTTGCACCAGTTACTTCAATAACAACAACATTTAGTTAATAGAAATGGCAGCAATAAATAATACATATAAATCGGCTAGATTACTTCAAAGTAGAAGATATACGCATGACACCTTTACGGATGCACAGGAAGCGTTTACATCTACATTGGACATCAATTCTAGTGAAATTTATATAGATGCCAATTTAATTCCAACTGCATCATTACCTTTTAGTGGTAGTGGACAAAGTGGAAACACATATTCATTAAATGGACAAGATGTTGTAAAATATTGGTATAGACAACCACTAACTAAATCGGACACAAATAATGAGGTTTGGTTTTTCTTAAATCCATCAGGTTCTAATAGTGGTATAGGTGCACAATTGATAGATGCAAACCAACAAACAAACTTTGTATCACCAAAATATTCTGTACCTGCATTAGCAAACGCAAATACGGAAGATGCAACACCTGGTTATGGTGCAAAAGTAATTGTAGCAGGAACACAAGTTTCAGTAAATAACTATGTCTTTGATTATAAGACAGGTGTTTTACAATTTGCAACATCGGCTTTAATGCCATCAAACGGACAAGTTGTAACTATTACTGCATATCAATATGTAGGTAGAAAATTATCAGACTACATTTCAAACCCAGCAAGTAGTTTACCTTCTGGATTAATTAGTAGTTCTGCACAGGTAATAGCAATATTTAACGCAAACTTCACATCGGGTTCTACAATGGCCACAACGGTTGATACTACATTCGCAACCGATACGGAGTTATTTGTTACGGCATCAAATTTGGATGCAGGAGAGTTTTAATAGTTACATAAGACATTATAAATAAAAAAATATAGAATTAAATCCTTATTCTTACATTGTTTATAGGAAAATGAATATTTATATCGGAATACTAACATAAAGTAAAGAGAATAACCCCAAAAAAATATGGCACAAATCATTAAAAACAGACGTGGTTCGTTAGAGCGATTATCGGCAGCAACCTCATCATTCCAAAAAGGTGAATTAATAATAACATCAGGTTCGTCTAATTTAACGACTACCAATGGTTCATCTATTTTGTTTGCAGCAACTGAAAGTGGTTCAGTACAGGCAGTTAATAGGTTCTTATTAGGCACCAACGCACCAAATATATTTAGTTCATCTATCTATAATGGTTTAGTTCAAGGTGTTCCTTACTACGCAAGTGGTAGTTCAACTTTATATTTACTTGGTTCTGACAGAAATGATATCCCAGATTTAACGGGTAACATTACTAACTTTAGTGCATCAGTTGCAAATTCAATAAGTGCATCAGTTGCAGCATCTACATGGGCAAACTTAAATGGTAAACCTGCAGGTATTGTAAGTGGTTCTTCACAAGTTGTATTAAATGACGCAGATAAGACAGGATTTAATACCGATGATGTAAGTGAAGGAACTAGACTTTACTATACCGATGCAAGAGTTAAAACTAAATTAGATGCAGAGACAGTAGTTTCAGGTTCTTCTCAAGTAGTTGGTATATTAACTTCATTAAATACATTTAGTGCAAGTGTTAATAATTCAGTAACTGCTTTAAATACATCTTCAGCATCACAACAAATTAGTATTGATGCATTAAATGTTGTAAGTGCTTCAAATTTAGGAAGATTATCAAATATTGAAACAACTTCCGCAAGTGTAAATATATCAGTAGCAGCATTAAACACTTCTTCTGCTTCTCAACAAATTAGCATAGATGCATTAAATGTAGTTAGTGGTTCAAACTTAGGTAGATTAACTAATTTAGAAAGCACAAGTGCAAGTGTAAATACTTCAACAACTGCTTTAAACGCATTCACTTCATCTGCAAGTGGTAGATTATCAAATTTAGAATTAACTTCAGCAAGTGTAAATACTTCAGTAACGGCTTTAAATACATCTTCTGCATCTCAACAAATTAGTATAGATGCTTTAAACACATTTAGTGGTTCTACGTTAGGAAGATTAACAAATATTGAAACAACTTCTGCAAGTGTAAATACTTCAGTAACTAATTTAAACACATTTAGTTCTTCTACATTAGGAAGATTATCAAATATCGAAACAACTTCTGCAAGTGTAAATACTTCAGTAGCCGCATTAAATATAGCATCTTCATCTTTAAATTCATTTACCGCATCATTACTTCAAGCATTAACTGCAAGTGGTGTAAACTTAACTGCAAATGGTAATTTAAGTGTACTAGGTAACTTAACAGTAGCAGGAACAACAACCGCAGTAAATTCTACTACGATTCAATTAGGAGATAATATAATTGAATTAAATGGTACAGGTGTAGCAAATGGTGGTTTATTAGTTAAAGACCCAACTGCACCTAATACTGTAAGTGGTTCTTTACTTTGGGATTCTACAAATGATTATTGGAAGGCAGGAGCAGTAGGAGCTGAATCTAAATTATTAAGAGAATATGGCGATTCAGTAGTAAGTGGTTCTTCACAAATTACTATTTCTAATACAACTGGATATAGTGATTTTAGTGGTTCTATTTCATCTTCAATTGCAGCAGTTGTTGCAAATGTTGGTACAGGTGTTGGAGTTTCTATAACAAATTTAAACACATTTAGTTCTTCTACATTAGGAAGATTATCAAATATCGAAACAACTTCTGCAAGTGTAAATACTTCAGTAACGGCATTAAATACTTCTTCCGCTTCTCAGCAAATTAGTATTGATGCATTAAATGTTGTAAGTAGTTCAAACTTAGGAAGGTTATCTAATTTAGAAACAACTTCTGCAAGTGTTAATATTTCAGTAACAAACGTAAACGCATTTAGTTCTTCTACATTGGGTAGATTAACAAATATTGAATTAACTTCAGCAAGTGTAAATACTTCAGTAGCAGCTTTAAATACATCATCAGCATCTCAACAAATCAGTATTGATGCATTGAATGTAGTAAGTGGTTCTACTTTAGGTAGATTAACAAATATTGAAACAACTTCTGCAAGTGTAAATATATCAGTAGCAGCATTAAACACTTCTTCTGCTTCTCAACAAATTAGCATAGATGCATTAAATGTAGTTAGTGGTTCAAACTTAGGTAGATTAACTAATTTAGAAAGCACAAGTGCAAGTGTAAATACTTCAGTTGCAGCATTAAATAGTTCATCTGCATCTCAACAAATTAGTATAGATGCTTTAAATGTTTCATCAGCATCTTTAAACACATTTAGTGGGTCTACTTTAGGTAGATTAACAAATATTGAATTAACTTCAGCAAGTGTAAACAATTCAGTATCAGCATTAAATACTTCATCTGCATCACAACAAATTAGTATAGATGCATTAAATGTTGTAAGTGGTTCAAACTTAGGTAGATTAACTAACTTAGAAAATACATCGGCAAGTGTAAATACTTCAGTAACTAATTTAAATTCAACTTCCGCAAGTGTAAATATTTCAGTAACAAACTTAAACGCATCATCTGCTTCTCAACAAATTAGTATTGATGCATTAAACGTTTCTTCTGCATCTTTAAACACATTTAGTGGTTCTACTTTAGGAAGATTAACAAACTTAGAAAGCACATCTGCAAGTGTAAATACTTCGGTGACAGCTTTAAATACATCATCAGCATCTCAACAAATTAGTATAGATGCCTTAAATGTTGTAAGTGGTTCAAACTTAGGTAGATTAACAAACTTAGAAAGCACAAGTGCAAGTGTAAACGGAAGATTAACTAACTTAGAAAGCACAAGTGCAAGTGTAAATACTTCAATTGCGGCCTTAAATATTACATCTGCATCTTTAAATTCATTTAGTTCTTCTACTTTGGGAAGATTAACAAATATTGAATCAACTTCTGCAAGTGTAAATATATCGATAACGGCTTTAAATAGTTCATCAGCATCTCAACAAAGTAGTATAGATGCATTGAATAGTTATACGAGTTCAAATACATCAACAACTGCTTTAAACGCATTTACTGCATCTGCAAGTGGTAGATTATCAAATTTAGAATTAACTTCAGCAAGTGTTAATACTTCAGTAACGGCTTTAAATAGTTCAACGGCATCTCAACAAATTAGTATAGATGCATTAAATGTAGTAAGTAGTTCTACTTTAAGTAGATTAACAAATATTGAAACAACTTCTGCAAGTGTAAATATATCGATAACGGCTTTAAACACTTCATCTGCTTCTCAACAAATTAGCATTGACGCATTGAATGTAGTTAGTGGTTCAAATTTAGGAAGATTAACAAACTTAGAAAGCACAAGTGCAAGTGTAAATATTTCAGTAACTAATTTAAACTCAACTTCAGCAAGTGTAAATACTTCAGTAAGTAATTTAAATACTACAACTGCAAGTTTAAATACATCTGTATCAGAGTTAAATTCATATACATCATCATTAAGAACCGCATTTACTGCAAGTGGTGTTAACGTAACATTTAATGGTACTACTACTATTAAAGGTGATTTATTCGTACAAGGTACTCAAACAATTGTTGACTCAACCACAATTAACTTAGCAGATAATATAATAGTATTAAACGCAGCAGGAACATCTGATGGTGGTTTAATCGTAAGAGATGCAACGGGTGGTTCAACTACTTCAGGTTCATTCCTTTGGGATGTAACTAATGATTATTGGAAAGCTGGTAAGGTAGGAAGTGAATATAAAGTATTATTAGCAAATGGAGATTCAGTAGTAAGTGGTTCATCACAAATAACTTTACAAAGTACAACTGGATATACTACATTAGCAACTTGGAGTAGTAGTATTGATGTACATGTTTCAAACGTAAACTTAACTACTGCAAGTTTAAACACTTCAGTAACTAATTTAAATTTAACATCTGCAAGTGTAAACACATCAGTTGCAGCTTTAAATACATTTAGTGGTTCTACTTTAGGAAGATTAACTAACTTAGAAACAACTTCTGCAAGTGTAAATACTTCGGTAAGTAATTTAAATGCAGCAACTTCATCATATGAAACAAATGGTAGAGGTATTGTATCTGGTTCATCTCAAATAAATTTAGGAAGTGTAACTGGAAATTCAACAACAAATGTTACTGAAGGAACTAACCTTTATTATACTGATGCAAGAGTTAAAACTAAATTAAACGCTGAAACGGTAGTAAGTGGTTCATCTCAAATAACAATTACTGATACAACTGGATACTCAACATTTAGTGGTTCAATTGCAACATCAATAAGTGCATCAGTTGCAGCAGGAGCTCCAACATTTGCAAATATAGTTGGAAAACCTGCAGGATTAGTAAGTGGTTCATCACAAATTGTATTAAACGACGCTAATTTCACAGGATTTAATACAACGGATGTAGCAGAAGGTACAAATCTATATCATACCACTGCAAGAGTTCAGGCAGTGGTAACGGATAACTACATTCAAACTACATTAACATTAGTAGACGGAGGAACATATTAATAAAAAATATATAAAGAAAAAATAAAAAATGGCACAAAAAATACTTTTA